TCAGCAAGCAATTCAAGAACGGCATGATGGGCATGGGTGTGTTGGGCTTTGATGAGATCAACATGTCTCAGTCGATTAAGCAGCACACCACTGGCACCCGCGTTGCTACCGGCACCGTCACTGCTGCCGCCGTGACCGCTGAAGGTTCCGTTACGTTGACGTTGACTGTTGGTACCGGTGAAACCATCGCCGTCGGTGACGTGTTCACGATTGCTGACTGCTTTGCTGTGAACCCACAGACCCGTGAGTCCACCGGCTCGCTGTTCCAGTTTGTGGCTTTGGCGTCAACGACTGCCACCACCACTGCTACCGTGACCGTGGCGCCGATGTACTCGGCCAACCATGCTCTGGCCACCATGCTGACTTTGCCGGCCAACGCTAAGGCTGTGGTGTTTGTGGGTGCTGCTTCAACTCAGTACCCCCAGAACTTGGTCTACCACAAGGACGCCATCACGTTCGCTACCGCTGACTTGTTGCTGCCCCAGGGCGTAGACATGGCCGCGCGTGCCGTTCACAATGGCATCAGCTTGCGTGTGGTTCGCCAGTACGACATCAACAACGACCGTATGCCTTGCCGTATCGACGTGTTGTATGGCTTCTCCACCATTCGTCCTCAGATGGCTTGCCGCATTTGGGGTTGATCTGAAACGGGGCTTCGGCCCCTTTCTTCGTAACATCTTTTTGAAGGAAATTTATCATGGCTTTACCTAATGGCGCAGGTGGTTATCAAGTCGGTGCTGGCAACCGTCAAGAAACCCTTATGAGTGCAATGGCTGCACCGCAAACCGCAACTACAACCGCAACTTTGACTGCTGCTCAAGTGGTCAACCAGATGCTGGTTGCAAACCCCGGTTCTGGTGCTCCCGCCGTCTACACTTTGCCCACCGCAGCGTTGATCGACGCCGCCGTGCCCAACGCCACCGTTGGCAGCACGTTTGATCTGTCGCTGGTTAACATCGGCACCAGTTCGGGCACCGCAGCACTGGCAACCGCTACCGGCATCACCGACGGCGGCAACGCTTTCGTTGCACTGGCAATCACAACTAGCGCAATGTTCCGGTTCCGTAAAACCGGCGATGCTGCGTACACTGTGTACAAAATGGCCTAAACCTAATGGGGGCGTTTGCCCCCATTTTTTTCTTTTGGAACTGATAAAGGAATTTAATCATGGCAAATAACAAACCTATTGGCGTTGCATACGCTGACCCCCAACTGGATTCGTTCCAAGTTGGCGCAGCTAATGAGCCAATTGAGATCACTTCTGCTGGCGTCCTTAACGGCGCGTATGCCACCACTTCGGCAACGTCGGGCGACACTCGCCTTAACTTCAACCGGTTAACCTTCACTTCAACTGGCTCTGGTGAAACTGCTCGTTTCTTGACCCGCGTAACTGGCGCAAACGCTGCCACTGCCGGCACCATCAACGGTGCGCACATCAGCACGTCGGTCAACACTGGCGGCACTATCAGTGGCGCAGCCAACGCCATTCGTGCAACTATTGGTGGCTCGTCCACCAACCCCGGCGGCACCTTGGCGGCTTTGCAACTGGACTCTGACTTTGCATCTGGCGGCACTTGGAGCAATGCGTCCTTTCTGCGCGTGACCAACTCTGGCACGGGCGAGGTGGGTAACTTTGCTCTGATGCCTGCGGTCAGTGCAACTGGTGTGTTCCGCGCTAAGGTGGGGTCGCCCGTGGTCAGCCATACCATCCCCGTGGTTAGCGGCGGCACGACCTACTACATCATGGTTAGCTCGATTGCCTGATGGTAATTACCAAAGAGTTTCTCATTGGGGAAATTCAATCGCTTGAGCAAGAGATTGGAAAGGCGCAAGCCTTTCTAACTCAAGCTCAAGCGGTTTTGAACGCTTATCAAATGCTTGATCGTAGATTGGATGAGCCAGAACCAACACCCCAGGAAGAATAATGCCTATCATTTACATGTCTCACCCCGTCCACGGCGCAAAGATTGCGTCGATGGAACTTGAAGCTGTAGCAGATGAACAAAATGGTTGGACACGCTATACTCTTGACACGCCTGATGTTGTTGAAGAGGCGGCTCCACAGGAAGTAAAACGTAGACGTGGCCGTCCTGTTGTTGAGGCGGTCGAACTAGGAGCGTAAAGATGGCCACCTACTCTGCTGCCGATCAGATCAACCGGGCGCTGCGGCTGCTGGGTGTGCTGGCCGAAGGTGAAACCCCTTCTGCATCGGTGTCTCAAGATGCGCTGATGGCGCTCAACCAGATGATTGACTCTTGGAACACTGAGCGTCTGTCTGTCTTCTGTACCATCGACCAAATTGTCAATTGGCCGGTCGGCTCCATTGAAGAAACCCTTGGCCCCACCGGCTCCCTAGTGCGCCTAAACGGCACTGCCGTGCGGCCTGTTTTGGTGGACGACGCCACCTATTTCAAAGACCCTGGCACTGGGGTGTCGTATGGCCTCAAGCTGATCAATCAGCAGCAGTACAACGGCATCGCGGTCAAGACCGTGACTTCAACCTTTCCCCAGGTGATGTTTGTCAACATGACCTACCCAGACGTTACGATTAACATCTACCCGCGCCCCACACGTCTGCTGGAGTTCCACTTTGTCAGCGTGCAAGAGCTCAGTCAGCCAGCCAACTTGGCAACCAACATTCTGTTCCCGCCTGGGTATCTACGGGCTTTTGTGTACAACCTGGCCATGGAGTTTGCGCCTGAGTTTGGCGTTGAGCCTAGCCCCCAGGTGCAGCGCATTGCGATGACCAGCAAACGTAATTTGAAGCGCATCAACAATCCTGATGACATCATGTCTATGCCGTATTCGTTGATTGCGACTCGCCAGCGCTTTAACATTTACGCCGGCAACTATTGATGAAAACGCCTATCCTTGGCTCGACCTACGTGACCCGCAGCGTCAACGCTGCGGACGCCCGCATGGTCAATCTGTTTCCAGAAGTTATCCCCGAGGGCGGTAAAGAACCGGCGTTCTTGCAACGCTGCCCAGGGCTGGCGCTTTTGTCAACGGTGGGCGATGGCCCGGTTCGTGGTCTGTGGGCGTTCTCACCCAATGACGGGATAGGTTTTGTGGTGTCAGGCACCGAGCTCTACAAGATCAACAATGCTTACGTGCCCACGCTAATTGGCACCGTAGCCGGCTCTGGGCCGGTTAGCATAGCCGACAACGGCACGCAACTGTTCATCGCCGCCAACGGCCCCAGCTACATTTACAACAACACCACCAACGCCTTTGGCCAGATCACCGACCCTGATTTTCCCGGCGCGGTAACTGTCTGCTATCTGGACGGCTATTTTGTGTTCAACGAACCCAATAGCCAAAAAATGTGGGTCACAACCCTTTTAGACGGCACATCCATTGACCCGCTTGAGTTTGCCAGCACCGAAGGGTCGCCCGACGGCTTGTTGGCCGTGGTGTCCAACTTTCGCGAAGTCTGGGCTTTTGGCACAAACTCCATCGAGGTCTGGTACGACTCAGGCGCCACAGACTTTCCCCTGCAACGCATTCAAGGCGCGTTCAACGAGCTTGGTTGCGCGGCCCCTTACTCCATTGCCAAGATGGACAACGGCCTGTTCTGGTTGGGCCGGGATCGCCGGGGCCAAGGTATTGTCTACCGGGCCAACGGTTACCAAGGCCAGCGCATCTCGACCCATGCGGTTGAGTGGCAAATCCAACAATACAGCGACATGTCGGACGCCATTGCGTACACTTATCAACAGGATGGTCACAGCTTTTACGTGCTGATCTTCCCCACGGCCAACACCACTTGGGTGTATGACGCGGCCACCCAAGCCTGGCACGAACGGGCCGGTTTTATTGATGGTGCGTTTACCCGGCACCGCAGCAACTGCCAAATGGCGTTCAACAACAAGGTTGTTGTTGGCGACTTTGAAAACGGCAACATCTACGCCTTTGATCTTGACGTGTACGCTGACAATGGACAGATTCAAAAGTGGCTGCGCACCTGGCGGGCGTTGCCTACGGGGCAAAACAACTTGAAGCGCACAGCGCACCATAGTTTGCAATTGGATTGCGAAACGGGCGTAGGCTTAAACCTATACCCAGCATACGCCAGTGAAAACATAGACACTGAGTCGGGATTAAATCTTGTAGCTGAATATAGGCAAACCTATTTGGCCACTCAATCAGGCGTTACATTGACCACCGAAGCAGGGGACGGTTTTGAACCGATTGGGCAATACGAATTATCAGATACCGACATTACGGGCTATGAAATTGTCACCAATTCATACCCTGCTGCCCCAGGCTACGAGCCTGAAGCCATGCTGCGTTGGTCAGACGACGGCGGGCACACTTGGTCAAATGAGCATTGGTCACCACTTGGCAGGATCGGCGCCTATGGTC